AGTGATGATGAAGAAGCTGCAAAAAAAGCAAATAAAATGACCGAGATGATGAGAAAAAAATATAGTTTTAGACAAAAACAAATAAATCAACAAGAGTTTGATAAGAAAATAGCTGACCAACAAAAAAAAGCTGAAGAAAAAGCTTTTCAAGAACGAGTAGCAAAAGAAGCAGATACTGCAGCTAGAGCTAGAGCAAAAAATAAAGCTGTTTATGAAAGTGCAGATAGACAAGGTTTTACAAATGATAGAGGTGGCTTCAGCACTTCACGTGCAGATAGAGCAGGGACATCAGTAGGAAGTGGTCAGTTTTCACCTAAATCAAGTAGAGGAAGATCTGGGTATATGAATGGTGGTATCGTAGATATACTAGACATATATTATTGATTATATGATTAAAAAAAGTTAAAAGGTAAGATTATGGCAATTTCAAGATTAGATATG